CCTTCTGGTCGTCGCCCACTGGACCGGGAGCGACGTACAGATCTACCGCACCGGGCCCGGTCGTCACGAGGTCGCACAGCGTGACCCACGGCAGATCGAGCACGCGCGACCGGGGGCCGCTGCCGCCCTGCGCGATACGCACGGCAAGTTGCGCGTCAGTCTCGCGCGCCTGCCCCACCTGTCCGGCCGGGCTGCCCGCCCACTCCAGGGACGTGAGCCCCGGCGTGGTCGTCACGACGTCGAGCGCCGTCGGGTTTGCCAGCGTCGTCGGGCCGGGCTCGACGGCCTCCACGATCACCGTATCGCCAGCCGTCACGACGCCGGTCGTGATGGTGATCCACTCCGCGCGCCCGGTGGCCCCGCCGCCGCGCAGCACCTCGCCGCCGACAAGGGTCGCCGGCCCCTGCGAGCCGGGGACCAACATCGTGTAGCGGCTCGGAGACGCGGGGCGCCGGGTGATGCCGACCTCGCGGGCGATCTGCGACAGCGCGCCATCCGTCGCCGTGTCCCGAGACGTGGCGTCTCGGATGAGCTGGAGCGCCTGCTCCGTCGCATACAGCGCCTCGGCGACGGCGAACAGCGCGGACGACTCCACCGACTCGTACCGATCCAGCCGCACCGGCACGGGCGACGTCGCCTCGACGGACGCCCGTAGGCTGTCGTAGATCTGCGCCGTGGTCCTCATCGCGAGACTCCTATCATGCCGGTGACGTACCAGGTCGAGACACCGGCCACGCCGTACAGCGATCCGGCGACCTGCGCTGTGACGACGCGCCCCGCGTCGGCGGTGACGTCGACCTGTAGCGATACGGAGATCGTGCCGCCGCTCACCGCGACCTCCAGTGTGCGCACCGTCAGCCGGTCGTCTCGCTCCACCTGGTCTCGCACGGCTGCCGATACCGCGTCGATCGACGGCCGGCGCTCCGCCCATGCGTCGTAAGGTAGCCCGATCGTGGTGTCGGCCCGATAGCCTCCGAGCGGGGCGCGCAGGCGTAGCACGAGCAGCGTCAACGGCTCATCGACACCCGCCGAGGCCTCGGTGGGCCACGGGACGGTCCCTGATTCAGCGTCGTATGCGATCGTCGTCATGCCACCACCATAGCGCGGAAGCGGACGTCAGTCGTCCACCTTGACGCGGCTAGAGGCGATGTCCGCGGCGTCGCCGGGGGCCTGATACTCCGTCAGGAACGTGGCGCCGGCCACGCTGTCCAGGGTAGTCTGGATCGCAGCCAGTTGGCTGCGCACTAGATCCGCCCGCGCCAGTAGAAGCCACGCCGCCGGGCTCGTCGTCGCGTCCCCGATGTGCAGCGCCTCACCAGCGCGCAGGCCCATGACAGGCTGCCCGTCCATCTCCACCGGGGGATCGCTCATCGGCCACACGATGCCGTCCGACAAGTCGAACCGGCGCGGGTCCTGCGGCCGGTACGTCTCGTCTCGCCGGCCGCTGACGTACTCGTCTAGCGACACGTCCGAGACGATGACCCACACTCGATCGCCCTCGCGCAGCCCGGCCGTCAGTGACAGGTGTCCGGCCGCCAGCATCGCGACCGGGCGGTCGCGCAGGATCGGCGCGGCGATGACCTCGATCACCCCGTCGGGCCGCGTGCGCGCGCTGTCGTGTACCAGCTGCACGTCGGCCCGGTTGCGCTCGATGTCGTAGGCGACGACGTAGCCGGCCCGACAGACCGAGATGCGGTCGCGGACGCCACGCGCACCGCGCTCGATGACGCCGGCCAGTGTCGGCGCGCGATCCGTCATGGCTGCACCTCCAGGATCGACTCGTACGGGCCGTCTGTGCTGTCGATCTCGTGACTGATGCTCTCGACAGTCGCCGGGCCGTTCAACGTGCTCGACACCACCGTCACCCGATCGCCGGGCATGACCGCGCCGAGCAAGTCGGAGCGAACCGTGTACCGCCCATCGTCAGCAGGCTCTGGCGTGCCGATGAGCGTGGTGGATGACGACAAGCGCACGGCGGACGTGGTTCGCGGTGCCCCGATCGGCCATGCCTGCACCGCCCCGTCCTGCACGACGATGACGGACTCGGACGCCCCGGCGACTCGCTCCAGCCCCTCGCGCACCGTGCCGGCGAGCGTCAGGCCGGACGCCCATCGGTGCGGTCTGCCGAGCTCGACAGATCCGCGCGCCAGCCCGGATTGCCGGATCAGCACGTCGAGCACCTGTAGCGCCGACACCTCGCCCGACCACGACGCGGACACGATGGTTGACCGCAGGTCGATCCCGCCGTCGGAGATGGACCACGACGTGATCCAGTCTGCCGACCCGTCATCCCGTCGCGGACCCTGCAGCGTCGAGGGCAGCACGCGACCGCTGCACAGCGTCGTCAGCGTCTCGCCGTAGCCGGCGCGGAGGCGGCACACCACGCCGGAGGACTGCAGGACGGCCACCGTCTGCGGCGCGAGACCGGCGACGGCGATCTCGGCGGTATCGTCCTGTCCGCCGGCCGTCCGCTGTACGCTCGCGGTGATGTAAAGCGACGGTCGATCCCATCGGGCCTCAATGCGCCGCGGCACCTGACCTGGCAGGCCGATCTCCAGCACCACCACCCGGCCGTAATCGCTCACGTCAGTTCCCCGTCGGGCACATACACGATCCGCAAATCGTCAAACAGGTCGCCGCGCTGTGTGCCGGGCGACGATCCGACCGCGACGAACGCCCCCGGCGGGTGGCCGGCTGCCGTCCGGTCCTGCGTACACAGCCCCGACGGACGTAGACGCATCCAGTCCGAGACCAGCGTCACGCCGTCCGCCGCGTACAGCGCCATGTACCACCCCGACGCGCGAGGCCTCCACTGGACCCGATAGCGGACGCGCACACCGTCGAGGTCGATCCCGTAGATGCGATCGTCCGAGCTGGTGCGAGGTGTCGGAAGTCGAGTCGCCATTAGAACAGCCCCCGCACGAACCCAGGCGCCGGCCCATCCTCGCCGCTCTGCTGGCCGCCGTCCTCCGTGCCCTCAGTCCCGCTGCGCGCATCCTGTGCGGCCTCCGGGAATGGGGCGGTGGACGTGCCGCGAGCGATGACCGAGACCTGCTGTAGCAGTAGCGACACCCGGATCGTGGTCGTCGTCGGGTCACGCTCGGTGGTGCGGGTTCCGATGCGTAGATCTCGGCGCACATCGTCACCGACGACGTACGTCACCAGCTCGGCGCGGCTGGACACCCGATCGATCCACCGCAGGACCTGCCGCGGGTCGTCGCCGACGCCAGGGATGCGAGCGAGCACGATGGTGATCTGCACCGTGGACGGCTCGACGTAGCGCGTCCGGTTCGCGGGCAGCCCGTCCTCGATCGGCGTCGACGGCAGCGATGCCGGATCCTCGATCGGCGTCCGCTCGATGTCAACCGTGATGCTGTCGCCCCGCGTCTGACTGATGAGGACCGCCATCAGCTACCCACCTGTCCGGCCGCCGTGCGGACCTGCTGGTCGAATAGCCGCTTCGTCTCGCGCGCCGTCTCCACCGGGCTGCTCGATCCGGTGACCTCGATCTGCACGTTGTTTGTCTGGTTTGCAGCCTGCGCCTGCTCGGCGCGCTCTCGCGCCGCCACGCCAGCCACCCGCGACGCCTCGATCTGCGTCATCCGCTCCTGTGCGCCGCTGACCAGCGCGTCGAGGCTGCCGTCCGCCGCATCCATCGATCCAGCGTCGATCCGCTCCGCCGTGACATTCGCCGCACCGGCCAGCACCTGTGCCCCGCGCGAGAATGACGTCAGCAGGCCCGACAGCGACGGCAGCGAGTCAATCATCCACCGGATCGAGTCGATGATCGGATCGAGGCTGAGCCCCATGTTTTCGAAGTAGCCGGCGATCTCCGATGCGGCCGTTGCGATGGCTGACGGAATCGACGAAACGAACGACCACGCGACGTTATACAACGCGGTAAACAGATCGGCCGCGGACTGCAGCGCCATGTAGAGTTCGGACTCGACGCCCAGCGCCGCCGCAAAGTCGCCGATAAACGACTCGCCGCCTCGCATAAACGCGAGCATGTCGTCAATGACAAGGACAACCGCCCCGATCGCGAGAATGAGCGGGGCATACGGTGCCAGCGCCGCCCACGTCGCCTTACTGAACGCGCCGAGCGCCGACGTCGCCCCCGACAGCGTGGGTCCAATCATCGGCACCTTGGCGAGCAGAGCCGAGATCCCGCCAGCACTGGACACGCTCATCGCCACGCCGAGACCCGCAATCGCAGATGCCGCCGCGCCGGCTGGCGACACCAGCATGTCCAGCGCGGTCGCGAGGGCCGCCGCGCTGCGCTCCACGATGTGCATGATCTGCGGCTGCATCGAATCCAGGAGCCCGGCGAACGCCTGCACCGCCCGCTCCACCGCCGGGACCAGTCGCAGCCCGAACGCAATCCCGATGCCCTGAGCGCGGTAGCTGAGCAGCGACAGCGCGTCATTTAGGCGCTCGCTCGCGTCCGTCGTCCCTCTGCGCATCGAGAGGCCCCACTCCTCCGTCACGCGCCGGGCCTCGATCAGCCCCTCCGACCCCGCGCGAATCATGGGCGCGAGCTCACGCGCCCCGCGTCCCAGCACCTGCTGTGCCGTGGCTGCGCGCAGGGACGGCGACTCGATCTCGCCGAGGCGGTCGATCAAAGTCGGCAGCACGTCGGCGAACGACTGGTTCGACGCCAGCGCCTCCTTGGCGTCGATGCCGAGCCGGCGAAACGCCTCGGCCTGACGCTCGCTCCCGCTGGCCGCCGCCTCAAGCTGCCGCGAGTAGGACTGTGACGACGAGATGAGCCCGGAGATGGACACGTCCGCGAGATCCGCCGCGACGGCGAGCGCGCTGTATTCCTCGACGTCGATACCTAGCCGGTCCGCCGTTTTGGCCGCCGTGTCGGCGTACCGGGCTGCCGCGAGCGTCACGCCTGCAATCGCCGCCGCTGCCGCTGTCGCCGCCTTGCCGACGCCCATCAGCAGCGCCGGCATTCCGCGGGCCACGGAGTCGACCGCGCCCGTGACCTGCAGGACCAGCTTATCCACGACGCCCGACGCCATTACGGCCTCCCTGCCCGCATCCTATCCCATCGCGCCCGCGATTCCATGACCTCGCCCGCGATGAGGTAGCGGACGACGACCGGCACGGGCCACGCCTCCATCTGCACCAGGGACGCACCGCCGGTAAGGTCCGAGAGCAGGAGGTGCCACCACACCGGATCGGGCATCGCCTCCATCATGTCGCGCGACAGCTCCGGCGACGGCATCCACCCGGCCGGCGTCGACTCGGCTCGATCCGCGCGGCGCGCACGCCACGCGGTCAGCGAAAAACCGCCTGAGCCCGGAGCGCCGACAGCACACCCGCGCCGATCTCCGCCAGCGTGTGCGCGCTCGGTGCGTCGGGATCGTACCGCTCGCCGTCGACCTCGCACAGCGCCGCCGCGTCCACCAGCAGAGACAGCACCTGGGGCGACCGCAGCCGCTCCACCATGCTCTCTACGACGTCGGCGGGGGCAATCGCCTGCACCGCATCCATCGCAGCCAGCACGGCCTCGGCATCGTCCGTCTCGGCGCCATCCATCGCCGCGGCTTCGGCCGCCGCTGTCCGCCTTGCCGCGAGGTCGCGCAGCACGCCGAGCGCAGACGCCGCGCCCTCGCCGTCTAGCGCGCGCAGGACTCGCACCAGATCCGGCCCGAGCAGGTCCACCGCCCGCTGCGTCAGCGTCAGCGCATCGCGCAGCGAGCCCGCATAGCGCCACTCGCACGCCATCAGAACACGCCGTCAACGGCGAGCTCGGTCGCCAGCACCTCAGGCGCCGGCACATAGCGAGCCTCGGACAGTCGGATCACCCACGCGCGGCTGTTCGCCGACGTGCCCCCGGCGACGTCAGTAGGGCGATCGATGACGCCACGTCCGATGACCGCATCGCCATTCGCGAGAATCGCGATGTAATCGCCGATCGGACGCCCGGAAGCCTCCAGGATGACGCTCTGGACCAGCCACATGCGCGAGCACGCGACGTGACCCGGCGTGCGCTCGCCGACGGTGACGGTGATCTCGGCGCTCCGGTCGCTCGACAGCTCGATCGGCCGCGGGCCCGTACCCACGGTGTCGCCCATCGAAAACTGCGCCGGAAGCGAGATCGACAGAAAGTCATCGGAATCGGGCTGCACAGGGATGCCGCGGCCGATCAGCTTGTTCACCCGGTAGTTATGAAATGCCATGTCGAAACCCTCCTATCAGGTGACGAAGCCCGTGAGGTCAAAGGTGATCTGACGGACGTCCTGCGGGTACGCGATCCAGCCGCGGATCTCGGCAGTCGAGCCGTCGAACGTCACGGAGACCTCGAAGCCGTCCGGCAGCGGCGGGCGCCCCGTCGCAGGGTCCGCGGCGATGCCCGACTCGATGTAGCCAGCCGACCGGAGCGACGTCAGCACGCCCTCAACGGTCGCGCGAATGGCGGCCGCGTCGGCGTCGGTCGTCCGAAGCGGCGTGCCGCCCGGCAGCGACCGCGACTCGACCAGCGTCGCAATCGCGGCAAGGATGCGGGCCTCGGTGATGACCGCGCCGAGCTCGACCTCCAGCAGCGTGCCGCCGACGGTGTAGCCGCGCCACACCGTGCGCGTCGACGCACCAGGGTACAGCGGCGCCGACACCAGGCACCGCGCCTGTGCCGCCTCACGACCGGACGCGGCCAGTACCTGCGCCTGCGTGAGCTCCGTGCTGTACGCGCCGAGGGTGCCGAGCGTGATGATGCCACCCGGCGGGCGGTCCGTGCTCGTGTCCGTGCTCGCCAGTCGGCCCACAATGCGCTCGATCTCCGGCGCCGTGTCGTCGTCGTCGTAGTAGATGGCCGTGGACGATGCGCCGGCGCTGGCCGCCGTGGTCGCCGGGACGGTGCCCGACAGGATGCTCGACGTGGCGAGCTGGCCCGCGACGATCGCACGGCCGGTGGCGTTCGCGGCGATCCAGTCCGCCGCGTCCGCAATAGCCGCGTCGGTGCGGTCGTGGACGAGGACGTAGATGTACGACCACAGGGCGATGATGCCCGCGTCCCGCGCGTCTGCCAGCGCATCGCTCGGGGCCTCTGGGCCGCCGCCGGCGCCGCTGTCATACGTCCAGACGTAGACGCCGCCGACGCGAGGGCTCGCCGCCAGCACGGCCTTGATCGACGCCATCTCATCGGCCGTCAGGTTTGCGTTGTCGCCGTCGACCTGCGCCGGCGTGACGTACAGCGTGCCGTCGGTGGCGTCGTCGCTGGTGTCGAGGAGCATGAGGACGGTGTTCGTCCCCGTCGCCGGAGTGCGGCCCTCGATGACGCTCAGGTCAAAGGTGACGATCGAGTCAATCAGTGGTGCGGTCATGTGAGACCTCCTGTGTCGATACTACCGCGTCCCGGCATGTGTCGCACGCGGTGCATGGTGTGTCATTCCCCGCCGGGGGCGGGCTGTCCGCTGCCGTCGATGGTGACCGACCACACCGCATCGGGATCGGTGTCCCGCGCGCCGGTCAGGTCGCCGTCGATCTCGGTCAGCAGCGCGTCGGGGTTCGCGACCGGTCCGATCGTCTGACAGTAGTACCCGGTGAGGTCTACCGTCGCGCCCATGACCGTCTCTGCGCCGCCGTCGGTGAGCGCCTGTCGCACGCTGCCCGCCGTCGACGGGGCGAGGCCTCGGGCCACGCTGGCCCGTGCCGCCGCCGCGTCGGAGCGCCACAGGATCGCGAGCCGCTGCGCTAGCGCCTGCGACTCGTAGCCGCCCCGCACCGACACCTGCGCCGTCATCTCGCGGTGGGAGCGGTACGCCACATCTCCGGCCGCCGCGTCCACGATCGTGCTCGTCGGCGTCACGTCCACGTCGGACACCACCGAGACCACCGCGTAGGGCGCCGTCTGCGGGACGGTGCCCGTGCCCTGGATAAGGACCTGCACGCCGCTACCCAGCGCGTCCAGCACGAACAGGCGCACGGCGGCGGTGACCGACGTGCCCGACAGGTCCGTCAGCGGCAGCGCGGTCATGGCCCGTCCTCCGGTTCGACGCGGACGCAGTAGGCGTGCCACGCTGCAGGGATGGGTCCGAGTGCCGGTGCGCGCACCACCTCGACGACGCGCCACACGGAGCCGTCCGCCGTCTCGATGCGGTCGGCCCGTGCCCCGGTCGCCGTCGCCTCACCGCCGACGCCGCGCACCTCGGAGCGGCTGATGAACAGCCGCGTGGTGTCGGCTGTCGCGCCGTCAGGGCGGGGCGGGCTCGCGTCAGGCCTCCACGGCTCCTCCTGCATGGTGAGGCTCGACGTGGTAGCGCTCGACGTCGGCAGGCCGGTCGTGGCGTCCTGCGTCTGCGCGCCGTAGCGGTACAGCGTGACGGTCACGGGGTACAGCCGGTCGGGGAGCATCACGCGCCCCCGCGGTTGTAGCCGCCGAGGTTGACGCGGCCCTCTGGCGTGTCGGCCTCTGCACGGATGCTGCCGATGAGCTGGCCGGTGGCGATCAGGGCGACCGGCGGGATGCCGTTGCGCTGACGCTGCGCCTTCACGGCGTCGCTCAGCTCGGGCGGGATGTTGCTGCGGATCCTCGCCTGCACCTGGTCCCGTGCCTGGATCCCGACGGCGAGCAGCCGCTGCGTGGCCCTCGCGACGTCGCCGCCGCCGTACTCCTGCACCACGCGAGCGAGCCCGCGCGCCCACGACCGGCCATGCTCAGCCGCCGTGCTGCGCAGGTACGACCGCTCGGGAATGCGCCCGCCGCTGGCGACCGTGCCAAACTCCTGCACCGCCGCGACAGTCGCCAGAGACGGCGGTGACCCGCTCGCCTCGGATGCCGCGTGCTCTGCGGCCGCCTGCTTTGGTGTCTTGCCGTCGGCGGACTGGATGCCGATCTCCACGACCAGCATGTCGGCGCTGCGCATCGCGCGCTCTACGCGCTCGCGGATGGCGTCGGCGAACGCCACGTCAGCCGACCACGGGCGTGCTGATGCCGCCGATGGCAGATCGAAGCGCGAGGTACGCCCGACCGCCCGCCGTCTGCGCCAGCGCCGCGTCCCCCGGCGTGGCCGGTGTCCACGAGCCGGAGCCGGCCCACGCGCCCGTCGACAGAGACAGGCTCGACGAGCTGGCCGACGTGACGACGCCCGCCGTGCCGCTGCCGCCCGTGGTGGACGTGCCGCCCGACGTCGAGCGCAGCCATACCTCCCCGGCGTGTCCGAGCAGGTGAGCGCGCGCCTGCGTCAGCACAGACGCCCCACGGAGGGCCCACGTCGTGGGGTCCGTGAGGCTGTCGGCCCATGCGTACCAGGCCTGCAGTACCGCGTCGGGTGCGCCGTCCAGGGGGTACAGCGCCCGCGCGAGGGTGATCGCAGCGGTCATCGTACCCCCTATGGTCAGGCCACCGGCAGCGTCGCGAGCAGGGTCGCGGATCCGCTCTCGGTCCACAGGCCGCCGCTCGACGAGATGAACCGGGTCACCCGATCGCCCTCGCGGTCGAAGGTCAGCAGCGGGGCCGGCGCGATGCCGATTTTCTGGCGGAGGCTCGTCGGGTCGTCGCGGTTGAAGAAGATGGCAAGGTCGCCGCCCCCCTCGCCCTGACCCTGCAGCCGGTCGGCGTACACGATCTGCGTGATGCCGGCACCGGACAGGATCGACGCCACGGCCTGCTGCGCGAGACCGGGGCCGCCGGCCTCGAAGTTACTGCTCTGCTCGAGGGCGTACATCGCGCGCCGCGGGGCGATCAGGGTGTTCGGCGCGACCGCCGCGCCCTGACTGGTGACCTCGGCGTAACGGCACAGACGCAGCAGCTCAGACAGCGCGTCGTCGGCGTTGCTCGGCGCGCCGTCGTAGGTGGCAGCCGCCGTCTCGCGGTAGCAGTCAAGGTCAGCCAGCGACCGGCCACCGAAGCCGGCGAGGCCGGACAGCAGGAGCGAGTCGTGGGCGGCAAGGTGCGCGTAGATGGCGCGGCGCTGCTGCTCAGCCTGCGATCCAGCGGCGCGGGCCGCGGCGGACTGCGCAATCTGGCGCTGCTGAGCGGCGCCGAAGTGTTCCACGACGTCGATCGCGAACATCTGAACCGGGAGCACCGTCTCGCTGACCGAGTAGCCGACGCTGCGGTCGACCTGCGCGCCGGGCTTGTACGCCACGGCCATCCCCGAATCCTCGGAGGTCACCGCGGTCCACGACTCCGACCACGGGGTGATCGGGTCGGCCGGGATCGACTGCGCGAGGTTGTTGGGCCGGTTCGGCACGGTGGTGAAGGTCGACGCCCGGTCCACAAGGTCGCCAGCCAGGTACATGCTGTCCGCACGCAGCGACAGGCGAGCCGATGCGGGAGTGCGACCTAGCAGCGGGCGGGCCTCGGCGGGCATCCCCGCGAGATACCGCGACCACAGCTGACCGGCGGCCGAGAACGGGCGGCCCTCGCCGTCTGCCCGGCGCTCGTTGGCTTCCGGGCTGGTGAGGGCGTCCTCGATCTGGTGCCGGAGCGCGCCGGCAGAGGGAGTCAGGATGCGCATGGTTAGCCTCCGATGATGTCGACAGACTGACCGGAGGCCAGCCACTGGTGCGCGGGATGGGCGAATCGGGACGGGGCCGGGCTCGCGAACGGGCGGCCCTTATCGGCGCCTGATGCGGTTTCGACCCACACCGTGCCGTAGGCGGTGATGGACTCGCCGGGCTTCTCGGCGCCGACGCGGAAGCCGGAACCAAGCACGGCCACGGACTGGCGCCCGCTGTACCCGGTGGCGGTCGCGCCGATGGTCAGGTTCTCGGCGGTGCCGTCGTCGTAGACCATCGCCGAGTCGGGGACGTCGTCGCCCGCGGTCCGCGCGGTCGAGATCGTCGAGGACCCCCCCGCCGACTCGAACGCGACATTGGCGCCGTAGCCAACCGGGAACGCGATCGTGATGACGCCGGTGCCGGTGACGCCGGTCACGGTGGCATCGGGGAAAGCGGCCTCGTACGCGGCGACGGCGATCGGGACGGTGGTCGCGGTGTCGGTGTCGGCGTCGTAGGTCACGTCGACCAGCACGCCGTTGCGGACGATCTGCTGCACGAACGTGTCGCCGTCGGTGTCGACGCTGATGGTCACGGCGAGCGAGTCGCCCGCGAGGACCGACAGCTCACCGACCACGGGGCGCGCGGCGTCGGACGCCTCGCTGTACCCGGACACGGCAACGTAGCGTCCGAAGGTCGCCTCAAAGGCATCGGCACCCGCGACGATGACGGCGAACGCGGACAGGTCCGAGGTCGGGTCGGCGACCACCTCGAACTCGATCGGGTTTTGCGCGCCGGCGGCCAGCGCCTCGGCGTCGATCGCGGTGCCAGAGGCGGCAGCCGAAACGACCGCGAAGTCCACGCCGTCGGTGGCCGCCCACGCGGCGATCAGGCCGTCGCGGAGGTCCGCGGCGTTGGTGGTCGAGGTCGTGAACGATGCGGTGCGCCACGGCAGGCCGGGGGCGCGGCCGCGGATGCTGTACGTCTCGCCGCTCGACGGGGCCGTGACGGTGCAGCGCAGCAGGCGCTTGGTGCCAGCGGTGGAGCGCAGCGCGGCGGCGGCGCGGAATCCTGGGAGCTGGCCGACGAGCTGGCCGGCGTAGGACGCGGACTGCGGATCGATGGGATCGCCGATGATGGCCATGCGGCCCTCCTCAGTAGGTCAGGGCGGCGATCACATCGTCGCCGACAGGGGTGGTGGACTGGTCGGCCCGGCGCCATCCGGCCCCGCGCTCACGGGTAGCCTCGGCAGCGTCCAGCGCCTCGATGGTCAGCGCGTAGGCATCGGCCAGCGCGTCGCCCTGCGCATCGGCGCGGGCCGGAAGGTGCTTTCCGACGACGGCGCGCTGCACATCGGCGAGCCGCGCATCACCCGGCACCTCAACGCCCACGCGCTCGGCGGTGGCGAGGGCCTGACGCCACGCATCGGCGCGCGGCTCGTCAGGCTCGGCCTCGTCGTCGCCCTCGGCGGTCATCTCATCCATGCGCTTCTGCATGTCCGCCATCTTCTGCTCGTAGCCGGCCGCGTCGTTGCGCGCGCTCATCAGCATGTCGAGCAGCATGGCGAGCATATCGCCGCCCTCCATGTCGGCCCGCTTGGCGAGGTCACCTCGAAGCGCCTCGATCTGCGCGGCGAGATCCGGGGTGGTGTCGTCAGCCATGCGTCCTCCGGTGGCGTCGGCACGGATGCGTGCCGCGATGTCCCGTGGTGTGTCAGTCAGTAGCACATGATCGGACGTGTGTCGACGGCGCTGCTCGTGCGTCGCCCCGTCCGGGTCGTCAGCGACCGGCACACTGTCGGGCGTGTACGTCACCGACAGGCCCAGCACGCCGGACCGGATGAGGCGCAGGCCGCGGTCCGTGTCGATGACCATGCGGACGATCGTCGCGCCCTGGTCCTCATCCCATCGCGCGTCGAGCACCGTCCCGATGCGTGCCGCCGGAAGGTCGTCCACCGACACGCCACGCCAGTGCAGGTCCGCGTCGTCGATGATCGGCAGCCCCGCCAGCCCCGCCAGCCACGCCGGGTCGCTCAGGGCCTCGGCGGTCACCCGCTCGCGGATGCCGAGCTCGGGATAGTCGCTGACGCCCGGCGAGGCGAGCACCGCCTCGTACACCGTCGCGCCTGACTCGAGCCGGCGAGGCGGCGCGAGGTCGTACCGGCGCATCGCTGAGCGGTCGGCCCGGATGCTGACGGTGCAGAGGTGGCGCGTGGCGGTCATGCGTGTACCGTACCACGACACACGGCGAGGCACACGGCGGCACGTCAGGACACGAACGTCCCGATCTCCGGCATGGGGCTGGTGTCGCCCTCGTCTAGCCTCAGCCCCGGCGGGATGACGGCCTCCGCCTGACACCGGCACTGGATCGCCATCCCAGCGTGCGCCGCCTCGTCATACGGCCCCGTCCCCGGCGGCGGCGACGACCACGCGACCACCAGCCCGTCGACCTCGACGTGGCTGTCTCGCGTCAGCCCGTCCGGGGTCGCGCGCCAGATGTATCGATCGATGCCCGCCGCCCGCTGTGTGGCTTCGGCGATGCCGCTGTTCAGCTTGTTTGTCTGGTCGCGGGCGATCAACCTTGCGTGCCGTGCGTCCATCCCCTCGCGCTGCTCTAGCGTCCGGGCGATCGTCTCCCACCGGCTGCCGTCGACCACGGCGCGGCCGATCTCCCGCTCGTACCCGAGCGCCATCCGGCCGGGCTCGCTCACGATGAGGTCCAGGCACTCCGCGACCCGACGCACCACCGCATCCTGCTCCGCAGGCGAGCGCGCCACGCGCACGCCCACGAGCTCGTCGGACGGCACGCGCAGGATGGTCGCCAGCGCGGACGGCGCCGCACCGAGGGCTGTCAGGTACTGCCGGCCGGCTCGCACCGCCTGTGTCGCCTGTGCCTCCATGACCGATCTGACCTCATCGGTCGGTATACGCACCCCGGCGGCGCGACGGCGCGCACGACCGATGGCAGCGCGCATCGCGGACCGCAGCCGATCGGCCTGGTCCGGCGTCAGCGTCAGGTCACCACGCAGCGCGCGCACGATCCGAGCATCGGCACGACCCAGCACCTCACGGGCCGCCTCTGCCAGCGCCTCCCGGTAGATCGCCGACAGCCGACGCGAGTAGGCGACCGCGACACGCACCAGCGCACGGTCCGACGCTCGCTGACGGTGGTACGTCCGACTCGCCCTGTCGAGCCGCGTCAGCGCATCGCCCCGATAGCCCCGCGCACGGATGGCCCGGCCCTGACGCTCCGCCAGGTCGCGCGCCTCGTCGGGATCGCGGCGGCAGTAGCACGTCCCTGACTCGCCCCACCGGTAGCCGGTGCGGCCGCCGGGGCAGCGGCAGCGGGTGACGGGCATCAGGACACCGGACGCAGCACGACCACGACGCCACCCGACAGGACGGCGCTCCCCCCCGCGACCCGATCCGCGCGCAGCTCGATGTCGCCGCGCTCCCCGACGAGTAGGCCGGATCTCGGGACGTCGGGGCGACCGTACTCGTAGACGGTCGGGCCGTCGTAGACCTCCACCACGTCGCGCGCCCGGAACACGCCGCCAGCGTCACGCACTCGGACGCTCGCGGTCAGTTCGTCGAGCCTGCCAGGGACCCACCGCACCGACAGGATCTCCGCGGTCGACCCAGCCGGCACCGAGTAGACGCCCATCTCGGCGCTCTGGTAGGCGGCCAGAATCGCAGACACGGTCGTGCCGCCGCGCGTGATCGTGATGGTCGCCGCGGCCTGCATGTCGACGCCGTTCGACACGTACGCCGCATTGAGCCTGCCGAACACCTGCGTACCCGTGACGGGCGTCGTGCCGTCGCTGCCGTCCGTGGTCAGCACCTCCGTCACCGGCTCGCCGTCTGCGTCCAGGCCCTCTAGCGTGACCTCCACGCCAGTGTCGGCCGCGTCGTCGCTGACGATGACCAGCACGCCGGGCGTGGCCCATGCACTCCAGGGATACAGGCCGCCCTCTCCCCAGATCGTCTCGATCCCGGTGATGCCCCCGTTGCGCCCGACCACCTGCCGCGTCTCGGTACACCCGCTGCACACCAGCGTGCGCAGCGGGTTTCCGCCGACACCCAGCCGGTTACCCTCTGCGTCCACCGGGACCATCGTCCGCAGGTCGACCGGGCCGCCCGCTGCGTTTGTCGCTCTGATGTAGCCATACTTGTTGACACTACTCATCGCCCATCGCCTCCCGTGCGCCGTCGACCCACGTCCGCGCGGTGTCTCCGCCCCATGCCAGCCACATGACATAGCCCGCATCGCGCCACGGCTCGTCGCGGTACTCCTGCGCGACGGCTGCGCTGCCCTCGTGGCGCGCGAACCAGGCCGACATCTCAATCACGTCCTGCCCGGTCACCGTGCCGCCCTCGGCGAGCTGGCGAGCGCGCGCCCACCCGGTGTCGGTGCCATGCGACAGGTCGTGCTCATCGCGCCATGCCAGCGCGCGGCGTGCGTTGCCCGCGGCCCCGTCGGGGATGCGGTACGTCCGGGCGCGGTCCTCGTCCGTCGGGTCCGCGTCGGCACGGGGCGACAGTGCCTCGGCGAGCGCGCGGGCCATCGCGTCGTCGGGCTCATCGAGCATCGGATCGTACTCCTCTGCCGGCAGACGCCACGGCGCATCGCCGGTCAGGTGCTCGCGCTCCTCCATCGGCGTCGTGATGCCAGCGCGCACCCGTCGCTCGGCGGCGTCCGCCTCCTGCACCGCAACCCCGGCCGCCTCGGATGGGGCGAGCGACACGACCGGGTGGTACTCGATGGTCCGTGCCGGGTCCGGCCCGAGCACCGCATCGTAGATGGCGAGCAGGACCGGCGTCGTCACCCGGTGGTGCAGGCCGTCGGCGTAGGACTGGAGCAGCCGCGTCCGGCCCTCCGCGTCCGCACCGAGACCGCCTACGCGCAGGTCTAGCAGCCAGTCAGCGGGCGCACCCTCGACAGCCGTCAGGCGGCGGTATTGCGACGCCTCGACGTCGCCGATGCCGGCCAGCGACGGCGACAGCACGCCGGCTTTGCTGCCGGGGGCGAGCGCCAGTAGGCCGTGCGAGCCCATGCCGCGACGGATGCGCCGGATGATGGACTGGTACGCGCCGCGGCCCTCGGCGGCGATGGACTCCAGGATCCCCGGCTGCTCCAGCCACGGGATCGCCATCATGCGCGCGACCTCGGCGATGGACTGCCCCGTCTGCTCATAGTCGCTCAGGGCGTACCAGTACGCCTCGACGGCCGACAGGTCCGCGCCCACCCGGCCGGGCGGGTCCTGCGCCGTCGGGTCGCGCCACAGGCCCGGCACCCGTACCAGGCGGGAGTGATGGACGGTGCCGAGCGAGACCGTCAGGCGAGGTCGGCGGATGGTGACCGTCGCGCTCGCGATACCGCCGAAACGCACGCTCGCCGGGTCGCGGTCGTAGACGGGCGACTGCACCTCATCGTAGGACAGCGCCATCAAGCGCAGCACGTCGGCGCCCTCGCGTAGCGGCTCGCTCGGGTCGTCGGTGTCGTCGATGACGAGCACCCACGCCAGCCCGTCCTGTCGCGCCAGTGCGTGCGCATCGCTGACGACCTGCGCGATACCGAGGTCCCGGTCGACGTCGCGGGACACGTCGCGGTCGTCGCCGCTCACCGTGTCCCAGCCCGACGCCACCGCGAGGTCGGCCGGCGCGCGGACCACCCGGCGACCGATGCCAGTCTGCGCCACCCACCGCCGCTGGTCGTGCGTCAGCCACGGCACGCCGGACGGCACAAGGTGCGACCCGGCAGGACTCGCGTCATAGATGCCGTCGCCGTCCCGCACCGCATCGGCGCGGGGGGCGAGTCGGTCGGTGATGTCTCGCAGCGTGTCACGCCAGCCCATGCGCGGCCTCCGTGCGGGGCATCATAGCCCGTACAGGTCGAGATAGTCACTGGCGGTGCGTCCACCGCCTTGCGCGCCGACCATCGCCCACACCAGCGCGTCCACCTGGTCGTCGTGAGCGTCGGCCGCGCCGGTGAACGCCAGCAGCTCCTCCACGAACGCCGACCGCCACGGCGCGCGGGCTGGCAGCCGCAGCGCCCCGGCGACGGTTCCGAGGTGCGGCGTTAGGCGGCTCGCCTTGTCGCGGGTCGCGGGCTCGCTGCGCAGGGCGCCGACCTCCTCGGCTAGCTGGTCCACCACCGCGGCCCCGTTGGCTGCGCGCTCCACGACCACGTTGCCGGGCTGGGTGCGCCACCGGTCGATCAGGTCCCGCAGCGTCGCGACCTGCTCACGCCACGGCATCTGGCGGCGCGTGACGTGCAGGACGTCGCGCCACGGGCCGCGGACGGCCACCACGACGAACGCGCAGTGGTCAGATCGCTCGCGGCCGGTGAATGCGAGGTCTACGCCCATCACGACCCGATCAGCCGTGCGCGCCACCCACTCCGGGTCCTCCGGGTACGTCCGCGTCAGCCACGCCGGCTCGATCAGCGTGCCGCCCTCGGGTACGGGCTCCTGCTGGTACAGAGATCGCCACACCGGGGACGAGTCGGTGAGGTGCGGGTTCGCCGCGCGCCATGCCTCGCCGTACCGCTCAGGCCACAGGTAGCCGTCAGCCGGGTCCCACATGCGCCAGACGTGTCGCTCCCAGGTGTCCGGGTACTCAGTGGTCAACCAGCCGGTGGTGTCCTCCAGTCCGCGCCGCGTCTCCATTTGCAGCGCCCCGCCGCCCGACTCTAGCCGCGACAGCAGGTCCTCTTGCCACACGCGCCTCAGCCGCAGCCGGACCGACCGTGACCGGTACGCCTCGGACGACCCGAGCAAGTCGTCGCCGATCAACAGACGACCCGGCACGCCGCCCGTGGAGCTCGTCCACCCGAACGCCGTCCAGCGGTGGCCCGCTTCCGTCTCCCACTCCAGCGTGCCCCACTTGCGCCCCGGCGCGAACCGGTCGTCTCGCGTCTCCCGGTGGTACCGCTCCACCGCTGACCGCACCGCGTGCGACACCTCCTCCGCGCGCTCCTTGGCGGACGTGGCGTAGATGATCGGCATGGGGTCGTCCCCCGCGGCCACCATCGCCGACAGCGGCAGACCGCGCCCGGTGTGCTCCGTCTTTCCGACACGCGGCGGGGCGCTCAGTGTCATCCGTGGCGACCGGCCCGCGAGGCTGTCATCCCGCAGCCGGTCACACACGGCAGCGAGGTCCCGCTGCCACGGGAGCGGTCGGAATCGCGGGTTGCGCCACCGGACCGCTGCCGACACGGACGACGGGATCCGGGCCAGCCGAAGCGCGTCAAGCGCGGCCCGGCGTTCGGTCTCCGGGAGTCGTCGCAGCGCCGCCAGCGGATCGCGCGTCATCAGTCGAGCCCGCCATCCTCCAGAGCGGCCTCGATGTCCTCCGGGTCGCTGCCGATGGACAGCGCGTCTCGGATGGCTTGGACGCCTGCGGACGCACCTACCGCGACCTCCTGCCGGGTCGTC